CTGCGAAAAAAAGCGCCCAAGATACGCGGATTTTTTTGGATTTGCGGGCCAGGTGCGTGGAGAAGGCCCGACATGAAGGAGGACACCCCATTGTCTTTGGAACTTGTTTGGCTTCCCCCTGAAAAACTGAAACCGTATGAGCGGAATACGCGCAAGCATGAGCCTGCCGGCATCGAACAGATCAAGCAGAGCATCATGCTGGACGGTTTCAACGATCCCATCGGCATCTGGGGCCCGGAGAACCTCATCGTGGAGGGCCATGGGCGGCAGATCGCCGCCTTGGAGCTGGGGATGGAAACGGTGCCCTGCATCCGGCTGGATCACATGACTGACGAGCAGCGGCGCGACTACGCGATCCGGCATAACCGAACAGCCGAGCTTTCCTCCTGGGATGATATCAACCTGAATTTCGAGCTTAAGGATTTGAGCGACCAGCATATTGATTTTTCTGGGCTTGATTTTGACGTCAATTTGGACGAATGGTTCAGCCGAGAAACGAGAGACGGAGAAGAAGAAGAAGAAGGGAACGAGGAGTACAACGCGTTCGTCGGAAAGTTTAAGCCCAAGAAAACCACCGACGATTGTTTCACTCCAGACAATATTTACAAGGCCGTTTCTGACTGGGTGGCCAATGAGTATAGTTTGGACCCTGACAGATTCGTCCGACCGTTCTTCCCTGGCGGCGACTATAGGGGGTATACATACCCGCCCGGATGCGTAGTGGTTGACAATCCTCCGTTCTCCATCCTGGCTGACATCATTAAATTCTATTGCAGCCGCGGAATCAAGTTCTTTCTGTTTGCTCCGGCCTTGACGCTTTTTACTGCTGTGGGCGAGGACGTGGAGTATATGCCGGAGGGCTGCGATATTCTGTACGAGAACGGGGCCAGCGTCAAAACGTCGTTCATTAACAATTTGGGGCAATATCGGATTTATGTTTCCCCCACGCTGCATGAAGCTGTGGAAGCGGCGAACGACGAAAACCTAAGAGCGGCGCACGCTGACCTCCCGAAATACAATTACCCAATGGAAGCAGTGCTCGCCGCACAGATTCACCGGCTGGCCCATTATGGACAGACGCTGAAAATTCCAAAGGACGAGGCCGCATACCAGAACCGGCTGGATATGCAGGCCGAAACCGGCAAAGACGCCTTTGGCGGGCTTTTCCTGATTTCCGAGCGTGCCGCTGCCGAGCGTGCCGCTGCCGAGCGTGCCGCTGCCGAGCGTGCCGCTGCCGAGCGTGCCGCTGCCGAGCGTGCCGCTTCCGAGCGTGCCGCTGCTACAACGTGGAACCTTTCGGAACGGGAAATCGAAAAAATAAAGGCCATGGGCCCGTGGAAGAAGCGGAAGGCGAAAGGAGGCGAGTGACATGGCATCGACAAAATCTTTGCAAGCCCAGGCTAATGAAATCATGGAGCAGGCCGAGAAAAAAGGAGTCAGCACGAACTTCTTTTTCACGACGACCTTTAAGCGCTACCAGGTGCAGATGAAGATCCTGACCGAGCTGGAGAAACAGATCGACGAGGAAGGCCCTGTGTGCGAGAAAGAATACGTGAAGGGCCGGAAAAACCTTTACACCAATCCTGCGATTACAGAGTACAACCGGACGGCCACCGCTGCCAACGGCACCGTTGTGACGCTGATTAAAATCGTGGAGGGCTTCTCCGACGAGAAATCCGCAGCGGCGCTGGATGACCGCCTGAGTCAGTTTAGGCTATGAGCGACGAGAACGCCATCCTGCAGTATTACCAGGCTATCGTGAACGGCAGCGTGGTGGTGGGAGAATGGATTCGGAAGCTGTACGATGTAATCGTGGACGGACTGGAGAAGAAACGCTGGTTCTTCGATGCACGGAAGGCCAACAACTGCATCCGGTTCATGGAAACGTACTGCCACCATAACAAGGGGCCGCTTGCCCCTGGGTATCTGAAATTGAGCCTGTGGGAAAAAGCGTCGCTTTCCCTGATTTTCGGAATCGTGGACGCAGACGGGCACCGCCAGTTTAACGAGGTCATTCTGGTGGTGGGCCGCAAGCAGGGGAAGACGCTGCTGGCCGGGGGCATCGGAAATTATGTGGCCTATGCCGCTGGGGAGTATGGCTCCGAAATCTATTATCTGGCCCCGAAGCTGGATCAAGCCGATCTGTGCTTTGGGGCTTTTCAATTCAACGTGGACCATGAGGGCGATCTGGCCCGGCGTACCAAGAGCACCAAGAGCCGGGGACTGTACATCGCCGAGAGCAACACGACGATTAAAAAGCTGCCCTTCAGCGACCGGAAATCTGAAGGCTATAACCCCATGCTGTATGTGGGGGACGAGGTTGCCAGCTGGCCGGGCCAGCGCGGGCTTCGCCAATGGGAAGCGATGGCTTCCGGTACCGGCGCGAGAGAGGAGCCGCTGGGCATCGCGATCAGCAGCGCAGGGTATGAGAACGAGGGAATCTTTGACGAGCTGGTGCGGCGCGGCACCGCTTTCCTGAACGGAAACAGCCGGGAAGAACACATTTTGCCCATCCTATACATGATTGACGATCTTGGCAAGTGGAACGACCTGAACGAGCTACAGAAAAGTCTGCCGGGCCTGGGCGAAAGCGTGAGCGTGAAATTCATTTTGCGCGAGATCGCCACCGCTGAAAGCAGCCTGAGCAAGAAGACGGAATTTATCACCAAGTACTGTAATCGCAAGCAAAACGCCAGCACTGCATGGCTGAGCCGGGATACGGTGGACAAGGCGTTTGGGTGGAACTACCGGCTGGAGGATTTCCGTAATTGCTACTGTTTGGGTGGCATCGACCTTTCTCAGACCACCGACCTTACCAGCGCCTGCATCCTGATCGAGCGGGCGGGCGTGATATGGATATTTTCCCATTTCTGGCTGCCGGGTGAAAAGCTGGGCGAAGCAACACAGCGGGACGAGATACCATACCAGGCCATGATCGACCGGGGCTTCTTGACGCTGAGCGGGGATGCTTTCGTGGACTATAAGGACGTGTACAACTGGTTCACCAGTCTGGTGCAGGATTATAAGATTTTCCCACTGATGGTGGGCTATGACCGGTACAGCAGCCAGTACCTGATCCAGGACATGGAGCAGTACGGTTTTCACACCGATTCCGTGTTCCAGGGCTTTAACCTGAGCGGGATCAGCGACAACTTTGAAGGCATGCTGAAAGAGGGCACCATCCGGTGCGCGGATGACAATGACCTGCTGAAAATTCACATGCTGGACAGCGCACAAATGATCGAGACCAACACCAACGCCCACGCCAGGAAGAAGCTGGTGAAGCTGAGCAAATATGCCCACGTGGACGGGGTGGCCGCCATCCTGGACGCGCTGTGCATGCGACAGAACAAATGGGCCGAGCTTGGCGGGCGGCTAATGAACGCGGGGTGATAGAATGGGACTTTTTGAGAAAATCTTTGGAAGGCGGCAGGGGCCTGCGCAGAACGCCCGGCAGACGTTCCAGCTGCTGGAGGGCTACCACACCGCGTTTCATTCCTGGCAGGGGAGCATTTTTGAAAGCGATCTAATCCGGGCGGCGCTGGACGCCCATGGGCGGCACGCCGCGAAATTGCAGCCGAATATCCAAGGAAGCGCAAAACCGAACCTGCGCAGCCGGCTGGCGATCATGCCGAATGAATTTCAAACCTGGCCGCAGTTCCTGTACCGACTGGCCGTGATCCTCTACGCGAGGAACACGGCTTTTATTGTGCCCACCCTGGGCGAGTACGGCGAGGCGAACGGGATATACACCATCCTGCCGGAGCGCTGGGAGCTGGTGGAGGATCGGGGCACGCCGTACATCCGGTTCCATTTCCGGGACGCCAAGCGCATTGCTGTGGAGCTGTGGCGGGTGGGCATTATGACCCGCTACCAGTACAAGAACGATCTGTTCGGAGAGAACAACGAGGACGCCATGAAGCCCGTACTCGATCTGATCGAGATGCAGAAAAAGAGCATCGAGGTGGGCGTGAAAAACGCGGCCAGCTATCGGTTCATGGCCACCAGCAACAACTGGAACACGGACGAGGATCTGGCAAAGGAACGCCAGCGCTTCGATACCTACAATTTCCGGGATCAGGGCGGCGGCGTGCTGCTGTTCCCCAACACCTACAAGGACGTTAAGCAGATCAACCAGGAGAGTTACAAGGTAGACGCTGACCAGATGAAGCTGATTAAGGAGAACGTCTACGACTATTTCGCCGTGAATGAGGACGTGATCCAGAACCGTGCTTTCGGCGATGCCTGGCTGGCTTTTTACGAGGGCGCGGTGGAGTGGTTTGCCATTAACGCATCCGAGGTAATCACCAAGATGCTGTTCTCCGAGCGGGAACGGCAATTTGGGAACCGGGTGTGGTTTACCAGCAACCGGCTGCAGTATATGAGCAATGCCGACAAACTGGCAGCCATATCGCAGCTGGCGGATCGTGGCCTGATGACCCGCAACGAGCTGCGCGACATCCTGAACCTTTCACCGCTGCCTGAGCCGTATGGATCCCAGATCCCGGCACGCGGCGAGTACTACAACGTGAACGAGCTCCAAGGAGGGGATGACAATGCCGATCAAGAGTGACCGTGAATATCGGCGCATTGATGTAACCGGACTGGAAGTTCGGGAAGAACAGGACGGTAAAAAAATCGTGGAAGGGTACGCTACCACCTTCGGAAACGAGTACCGCCTGTGGGGCGATGCCTACTATGAGGTGCGGGAGAGCATCGACGCTCATGCTTTCGACAATGCCGACATGGCCGACGTGATCATGCAGTACGACCATGAGGGCCGTGTGTTTGCCCGGAAGAGCAACGGCACGCTGGAAGTGGCACCCGATGAAAAGGGCTTGCACATCCGCGCCGATCTGGGCGGCACCGAGCTGGGCCGCCAGCTCTATGAAGAAATCCGGGGCGGCTATACCGACAAAATGTCTTTTGGCTTCACCGTTTCCAAATATGAACGCACCGAGGAACAGGTGGAGGCGAAAACCGTTGTGCACCGGAAGATCACCGGGGTCAAAAAGCTGTATGACGTTTCTGCCGTGTCGCTGCCTGCCAACGACGCGACTGAAATATCCGCGCGGAGTTTCAGCGAGGGAGTGATCGCTGAGATTGAGAAGGAGCTTCTGGCCGTCCAGGCACGCAAGCGGAAAATTCAAAAAATCAGAATCATGATGGAGGTATGAAACCATGAAGTACAAGACCATTGAAGAAATCATGGAGCGCCGGAACCAGATCAAGGAAGAGATGGAGCAGGAAGGCGCTGACCTGGACGCTCTGGAGAAGGAAGTCCGGGAACTGAAGGAAAACGAAGAAGAACTTCGCAAGGCCGCGAAGGCTGACGCTGAAAAGCGGAAGCTGATTGCCGATGGCCTGGGCGAGGTGATCTCCGTGCACCAGGCTGAACCTGAAAAGCCCGGCCTGGCTGAGATTCGGAAGAGCCAAGCGTACATCAACGCCTATGCCGAGTACATTAAGAGTGGCAACGACGCGGAGGTCAGGAAGCTGCTGACCGTGAACGCGCCTGCCAACGGCACCATTCCCGTGCCTGAATTCCTGCAGAGCATGATCGAGACCGCCTGGGAGCGGGACGACATCCTGAGCCGCGTGACTAAGACCTACCTGAAGGGCAACATCAAGGTGCCTTTCGAGCTGTCCGCAGATCCCGCTTATGTGCACCCTGAAGGCACCACCGCGCCCACCGAGGAAGCGCTGACCTTCGGTCTGGTGACCCTGATTCCCGAGATGATCAAGAAGTGGGTGAGCTTCTCCGATGAGGTCGTTGCGATGAAGGGCGAGGAGTTCCTCCGCTACATCTACGACGAGCTGACCTACCGGGTGACCAAGCTGCTGGCTGACAAGTGCATCGACGACATCACCACTGCGGGTGCCACCAACACCAGCACCGCCATCGGCGTGCCGAAGGTGACCATGGCTCCCGACCTGCTGACCATCCCCACTGCCGTGGCGAATCTGCACGAGGATGCACGCGGCATCGTGGTGATTATGAACCGGATGACCGAGGTGGAGTTCCTGGCTGCGCACGCTGCCGGCAATTTCGCTATTGACCCGTTCGCCGGCCTGCCCCGCGTATACACCAGCCACCTGCCCGCCTACGCTTCTGCGTCCACCGGCGCGGTGTACGCCATCGTCGGCGATCTGAGCGGCCTGCGGGTGAACTTCCCCGAAGGCGACGGCATGGTGATCAAGTACGACGAGCTCACCCGGAAGAAAGAGGACATCGTGGAGGTTCTGGGCCGGCAGTACGCGGGCCACAAGATCACGAAGCTCGGGCGTTTCGTGAACATCGCCAAGCCTGCAGCCGCCACCACCTGATGAAGATCAGGTTGACTCGGGACGCTAAAATCCTGCACAAGGCTGGGGAAATCGTGGAGGTTTCCCCAGCTGAGGCGGGATTTTTAACGTCTGTTGGGAGCGCGGTGAGGGTTCCCGACGCGGTGAAGCCCGACGCGCCGGATAAGCCCAAACGCACAAAGAAAAAGGAATGATTCCATGAAGCTGCTGATTGGGATTCCCTCCCATGATTACATGCACGCGGAGTTTGTAAAGTGCCTGACCGCACTGGTGACAAGGCTGGCCCGGGACCGGGTGGACTTTGACGTGTTTATCAATAACGGCACGCTGGTGCACGTAGCGCGGGACAAGATCGCATGCAAAGCCATCAACGAGGGATATACCCACGTGCTATGGCTGGACGCGGACATGATTTTTGGGCCCGACATTCTGGAGAACCTGATGGACTGCCGGGAGGATTTCGTGACCGGCGTGGCCCATTCCAGGCGGCCGCCGTTCGTTTCCTGCCTTTTCCGCAGGCTGGACGATATTAACCATTTGGAGCGGTTCGAGGAATATCCCGCGCAACCTTTCGAGGTGGCCGGGTGCGGTTTCGCCTGCGTGCTGATCAAAACCGACATCCTGAGGGCCGTGCAGATGACGCACAAGACCTGTTTCCTGCCCTATCCCGAATGGGGCGAGGACCTGAGCTTCTGCCGCCGTGCCCGTGAAATGGGCTGCCACATTTGGGCGGACCCCTGCGTGCGCCTGGGGCACATCGGGCATGAAGTGATCTGGCCGGAAGACCATCAGCGCTACATGGAACAACTGGAAAAGAGGTGATTGGAAATGCTGGACGCGGTAAAGCTGGCCCTGGCGATCACGGTGGACGATTTTGACAATGAAATCGAAGACCTGATAAAGGCTGCGCTGTATGATCTGGGAACCAACGGGATCAGGGCATTGAGCCTGCAGGATGATCCGCTTGTGATCCAGGCAGTGAAGACATACTGTAGAGCGCATTTCCACTCCCCTGCCGACTATGACCGGCTGCTGGCTGCCTATGAGGAGCAGAAGGGCCACTTGATGAACTGCACCGGATACACTGATTTTACTGGTCAGGGAATCCCTGGGTATGGTATTCCTGACCATATCGATGGTGGGGATGGCCTAATTATCAACGATGTGTTCCCGAGCGAAAGCCCAGAGTCGGAACAGATGGACGATCCCGACTTCACGCTGCCGGAAGGCACCACCGTGATCGAGGAGGAGGCTTTCGAGGGCAACAACTTCCAGGTGGTGAAGCTGCCCAGCACCGTGATCAGCATCGAAGCCCGCGCTTTTGCGGACTGTCCCAACCTGAGGCAGATCGAAATCCCCGCAGGCGCTCAGATCGCCGATACGGCGTTCGAGGGCGTGGAAGGGCTGACCATCTTTGGGTGGGCCGGGAGCCCAGCGGAAACCTACGCGGCAGCGCACGGCTACACGTTTGTAAACATCGGAGGCTGATAGCATGGTACGGGCTGACACGGTGATCCTGTATGGAGAATACCCACGAGCGCACGGCGTGCTGGAACCTCCGATCCTCACATCCCGGACGGTATACTGCGAAGTGAAAAGCGTGAGCCAGACCGAGGCGTACCAGGCGCGGGCAACCGGATTAAACCCGGAATACCGGCTGGTACTCAGCCACAGCTTTGAGTACAAAGACGAGAAGCGCTGCCGCTTCCGGGATGTGGAGTATGAGATCATTCGCACCTATGTCAATGAATCGGACGGCATCGAGCTGACCATTCAGCGGGTGCTGGGGAACGCTGCCGTGGAGGTGGACGCTGGTGTATAACGAGCTGGTGGAAGATCTGAAAAGTCTGACTAATGTTGACTTTGTGGAGCACGAATGGGCCACCCGCCCCACCGGGAACCATGGCACCGTGCAGCTGGATTTCGCGGCTGCCCAGGACAGCGGCGATGACGGGCACCAGGGCACCGCCCTGCAGGGCAGCGTAGACCTGTACACCCGTGGCCAGGGCTGGGACATCGCATCCATGGTGGAGCACGTGCTGGAGACCCATTGCGGGGCCAGCTGGCACCTGAACCTGAAAACCTATGAAAGCGGCACCCGGCTTATGCATCGGGAATACGTTTTTGAGCTGGAGGCGCTGTGATATGGCGATGACCATGAAAGTGGAGGGTCTGGACGAGCTGAGCCGGAAACTGGCCCAGCTGGGCGATAAGGCCGAGGAAGTGGCATCCCGCGCCCTGTATGACGGGGCTGGCGTAATGGCTGACGCTTACGCACAGGCCGTGGAAAGCATCCAGACGGAGCCCTTCCGCTATGCGTTTGGAACCCGTCAGCGGTATCCATCTCCCGAAGAGAAAGCCGCGCTGAAAGGAAAAACCGGCATTGCGAAGTTCGACAAAAACGGCACTGAAGTAAACACCGCCATCGGCGTGAACGGGGCCGGATATGCGGACGTTGCCGGGAAACAGAAAGCCGTGCGAAAGATCGCTAATGCCATCAACAGCGGCACCAGTTTCATGGTGAAACAGCCGGTTTTCCGGCGTGCTGTAACTCAGGCGAAGGGCGCAGCATCGGCGGCTATTGTGGCGAAGGCCGACCAGCTGTTCGACGAAATCATTAAATAACGGAGGTATAAACCTATGGCATATATCGGCATGAGGAGCCCTGTGGTAGCGCCGATCACGAGCCACACGGACGGCAGCGCCATCACCTATGGCACCGGCATGGTGCTGGGGCCTGCGGTGGCGGCGAACCTGACATTTGACGTGGCCGACAATCCTGATTACGGTGACGACGTGATCCAGGACAACGACAACGGCATCAACGGCTACAGCGCTACGCTGGAAACCAACAACATTACCCCTGAAGGCCGCGCCATGGCGCTTGGCTGGCAGCAGGTAACCGGCACCGGCAGCACGGTGACCCATTACGAGGTGACCGACGAGGCCGCGCCCTATGTGGGCTGGGGCTTCATCCGCGTGAAGCTGTTCCAGGGCACGCGCAGCTATGAGGCGTTTTGGTTCCACAAGAGCCAGTTCTCCCCCAACGGCATCAACGCCAGCACCAAGCAGCGCCAGATCGAATGGAACCACCCGCAGATGAGCGTCCAGGGCATGGGCGTGTACATCGACAACAGCGGCAAGGCGAAGTACTTCGACTGGATGGAGTTCACCACCGAAGCCGCAGCGCTGGCCTGGCTGAAGGGCCGGGCGAACATTACACCGTAACATGAGAATCCGCACTCCAGCTTTTGGGGTGCGGATTTATTCTCAGTTTCAGGAGGGATGGCGGATGAGATACACCGTCAAAATAGGCGGGCGTGAGATCCCGCTGCGATACACCATGCGGGAACTGGCTGACATGGAAGAGGCTATCGGCACCATGGATAATTTCCGCGACCTGATCCTCAAAGGGAAGCACCGTTTGCACAACATGACAGCGGCGATCCGCATCATGGGCAACAGCGCCCTGGAGCGGGATGGCCAGACGGCAGACCTGACCGACGATTGGCTGCTGGATCACATGGACCCTGGCAAGCTGAAGGGTTACCAGATCGCCGTGCTGGCAGTGTTCACCCATGGCTTCGAGATGGAAACCGAGCACAACACTGTGCGCGATCCCGTTTTGGAGGAACTGGAAAGAAAAAAAGAGCCGGGCAATTGACTTTCAGGTACATCATTTCCTGTGGGTTGATTGCCGGGCTTGCCTATACAGAAATGACGGATATGCTCCCAGGTTTCATCCTGGATTGCTACATTCGTCGCCGGAACTATGACGATCAGATGCACGGCATCAAGCGAGGTGAGGAGAGTTGCCCGACGCAAGTGTAAAAATGGGCGTGACCGGGATAGCGCAGTTTAAATCGGGCATGAACCAGGCGCAGCAGAGCGTGAAAACGCTGGACGCTGCTCTGAAATTGAACGAGAAACAATTGCAGGCTACCGGGGATAAAGAAACCTACATGCAGCAGAAATCGAAACTGCTGCAGCAGCAGATTGCCGCGCAGAATGTTGTGATCAAGCAGGGCCAGCAGGCGCTTGCCGCCATGGAAAAGAACGGCGTGAACCCTGCCAGCCAGGCTTACCAGAAAATGCAGCAGCAGGTGCTAAACGCCCAGACCGCGCTGCTGGGGATGAATGATGATCTGAACACCGTAGGCGAAAGCGCCCAGGAGACGGCCCAAAAGACCGACCAGCTGGCCAGCAGCCTAAATGGGATCAACAAGAAAGTAAACTTCGACGCGGTCCTGAACGGCATTGGAAAGATCACCGATGGCATGGAAGCCGCCGGGCACAAAATCGAGGCCATTGCGCGGGACGTGTGGGACACCATGGCCACCGCTGCAGCCTGGGCCGATAATGAGAACACCCTGGCTGCCATGTACGGCATCGACGTGGAAACCCTCCAGCGGATGCAGGGAGCCAGCCGCACCATCGACACCAGCGTGGATGTCATTATCAAGGCCCAGCAGAAGTTGAAGAACGGCATGGTGTACGGTTCCGACGACATCAAGGCCGCTTTTCAGACCCTGGGTGTGAGCCTGGGCTACTTCACCGGCAAGGGCGGCGAGGTGCATGTGTTCCGGGATGCGATGGATGTGTTCTGGGAGGCGGGCGAAGCGCTGAAGAGCTACGGCGATGAAGTGGAACGGGACGCCCTGGCCCAGAAGATTTTCGGGAACAGCTGGCAGCAGTTGATGCCCCTGTTCCAGGCTGGGCGCGAGACATACGAGAAGACCCTGGGTGAACAGAGCGTTGTGACTCAGGAAAACGTGGACAAGCTGAACCAGCTGGACGACGCGCTGCAGGGTTTGGATCAGGAATTCCAAACGCTGAAAACTACCGTACTTTCCAGCCTGGCGCCCGCGTTCACGGAGCTTGCGGACGGCTTTTCCGGGCTGCTGAAGCAGTTTAACGAATACATCAAGACCGACGAAGGCAAGGAAAAGCTGGAGGCCCTGAGCAGCGCCGTGACCGAGCTATTCACCGGCATCACCGACGTGGACTTCTCCACCGCGCTGGATACGGCGGGCGGCATTTTGGAAACGATCACCGGGGCGCTGGGCTGGATCAAGGATAACAAGGACGGCGTGGTGGACGCCATCCAGGGCATCGGCACGGCGTTTCTGCTGCTCAAGGCCGCGCAGGTTGTGGGCGGTCTGGTGCAGGGCGCTGCCGCGCTGAAATCGCTGCTTGGCAGCGGAGGCGCGGCGGCAGGCGCTGCAGGTGCTGCCGCTGGTGGTGCTGCGAGTGGAGCCGCTGCCGGGGCCGCCGTGGGCGCGAGCACGGGTTCTTCCCTGCTGGATGCGCTGGGCATTGGGGCGCTGCTGAAAACAGCCGCCGAGGCATCCCATGAACTGGGCACTGGCCTGGTGGGCGCTCTGACCGGAGCCAACAAGAAAGTTGTTGTTGGCGTTTACGATCCGACAGCGCTGCCCTCTGGAACGCCCAGGCGCAGCCGGAAGGTGAGCGGCACGGCGACAGAGGATCAGATGCAGGGCCGCATCCCGGAGCGCACCGCAGAAATGATCTATGATGATCTGTACAAGGCCATCAATGATTACGATCCCGAAACAAACGCCCTGAACACCAACCAGATGTTTGAAAACATTCTGGAGCCGCTGGTGCGCGAAGCCACCACCCAGGGAGGCGTGGTTGGGGACGCTGCCGACGCTATCGCCGATCTGTTTTATGATAAGTGGATTCAGAGTCTGTTTGACGATGAATGGGAAGGCACGACGGGCGGGCTGCTGAACATCCTACAGGAGGCCATCGACGCGAACGCGGAAGGGCTGAAGGTGGAGACCGCGCCTGAACTGTCGGAGGACGCTCAGGAAAGCCTGCAAAATCAGGCAAATGGGATGTCTATCACTGTCCCGGCGTACCCGGATTTGAGATCTGTAGACGTGGACGGATCCAACGCCAACGGCCTGCCCTTTGTGCCCTTTGACGGCTACATTGCTGAACTGCACAAAGGGGAGCGCATCGTTCCGGCAGCCCAAAACAAAACCATGACCAATAACAGCAATCTGTATGTGGAGCATATGCACATGAACAACAGCACGGACGTGAACGGCCTGGCATCGGCCATCGCTGAGCGCACCAGGCGCACCATGGCCGGGCTGGGCAGCTAAGGGGGCGAGGCAATGCAAAGCTATTTCATTTGGAACGGCATCGACTGCCGCAGCATGGGCATCCGGCTGCGCCATGCCGCGCCCCTGATCAGGCCCGAGGAACGGGTGCAGCATGTTACCATTCCAGGTCTGAGCGGCGATCTGACCGAAACCGAAGGCGAACACATTTACAATTCGTACATTCAGACGGTATCTTTCAGCGTGCAGGACGGCACCCAGGTGCACAGCGTGTTCCGCTGGCTGCGCGGGTCCGGGTATATCACCTTTTCCGGGGAGCCGGACAGGGAACAGCCAGCCCGCGTGATCGGCGCGGTGACGCTGGACAAGGTGAGCCGCAATCTGGATATATGGGCCGGGCAGGCGCAGTTTTACTGTCAGCCCCTGAAACAGCGGATTTACGACATCGCCGAAACCCTGACGGCGGCGGGCACCATTCGGAACAATGGCGACGTGGCGTGCAGGCCCATCATTGTGGCTTATCCATCGGACGCGACGACCATGACCATTACGGTGAACGGGAAGACCCTGACCCTGACGGATATTCGCGGGATTCGGCGGATTGACTGCCTGGCCCAGGAAGTGAGCAACGCCCAGCAGACCATGCTGGTGACGCAGAACTCCGCTGGGCCGTTCCCCGTGCTGCAGATGGGGAACAACGAAGTCAGCGGCACGGGCTGGATCAGGCTGGAGATTTATAAAAACGAGCGATTCTTGTAAGGAGGCGCAGCATGCCCAACGTAACAGCGACATCCACCGACATCGATCTGGAATCCACCTGGGTGAATTCAGGAGGGTCCATCACGGAAGGGCCATCCGTCGAGACGGCATCCAGAACGTTTTCCATTTCGGGCGTTCCCTCTGGGGCCGTGGTAGAGAGCGCGGTGCTGACCTGCACTGTGAGCACGCCGTACAGACCCACCAGGCGGCTGCGTATCAACAGTACCAATATCACGCCGGGAGCGCAGACCATCCAGCTGGCACCTACCACCACCGGCAACGGCGATTATGTGGTGGTTTTTGAGTTTCAGAGCAGCGGAAACCCCGCCCTGAGCGACGGCCAGCACATGGATCGGGTGGACATCACCAACTTGATGGTGACGGTGGCCTACACAGAGGACGAACCGGAACCTCCACCCGAACCGGAACCCGAGATTGACTGGGGAGGGGACAAGCCCATTTCTGTGTTTGCGCCGGACGCTGACCGATTCAATAATAACGGCCTGGCCGTGCTGATGCCTTTGGAGGGTAAATACCACACGGTGGCGGGCGGCGCGTGCGAGATTACCATGCGGCATCCCATTGACCCCACAGGGAAATGGGCCTACCTGATTCCCGGGGCCATCGTGCGCATCCCGATTCCGGCTGAAACCATCGAGAACGCGTTCATCGGACTGGACGTGGATCTGTACCGCACCAACCAGAGCGCACCGCTGCGCGAGGGCATGAACGAGCCCACCAGCATTTCCTATCCCGAGTGGGACTGGATGAACGAGTACCAGGTGGGCAGCCGCGTGACCTGCTCCGGCTGGGGGAATTATCAATGCTTGGAGTACGACGCCCAAAGTCCGCAGATCATGGTTCCTCCCTATAACAGCAGCTGGTGGAAGAAGATAGCGGATTCCACTTCCGGTTCCCCCGTGCTGGTGCAGCTTGGGAGCGGGGCCGATTTGTACCTTTTGGAGGACATGGGCAACGGCTGGTATTACATGAGCACGCCTATGGGAATCGAGGGCTACATCAAGGCCAGCCAGGTTTCCTTTGTGCGGCACATCACACCGGAGGAAGCCGACGAGCGCACCATCACCGATCAGCTGTTCCGCATTAAAACCGTCACCATCGAAACGGAGAATCAGGAGCTGACGGTGTATGCGGAGCATGTGAGCTACGATCTGGCGGCGATCCTGCTGCGCGATGTGAAGGTGGCGCAGGCTTCGCCCTCTATGACGATCAGCCGGGTGCAGGAGGGATTCATGATGCCCTGGCGCGGGCAGATCGCCACCAACCTGACCACCGACGAGAACGGCACCTACACCGGTTCCTTCAACGGGAAAAACGGCATCTTCGCCTTTTTGGATCCCGACGCGGGAATCGTGCCCACATTCGACGCACGCTTTACCCGGGACAACTGGGATCTGTTCGTACTGAAAAAGACGGCCACTGACCGGGGTATCCGGCTGCGCTATGGGAAGAACGTGCGCGGCATCACGTGGAAACGGAGCAGCGAGAACCTGGTCACGCGGGTGGTTCCGGTAGCCAAGGATCAGGACGGATCCGATCTGTATCTGCCTGAGCAGTATGTGGACAGCCCGCTGATTGACAGCTATCCCGTTGTAATGATGCAGCGCTTGGCTGTGAAGGGCCAGATTGGGAAGGACGATGGAACCGACACTGGCACCACCTGGACGGCTGATACGCTGTATGAGGAGATGCGCACCAAGGCCCAGGAGCGTTACACCGTAGACCATGCCGATGTGATCTATGCTGAGGTGACCGTGGACTTTGAGCAGCTGGGCGACACGGCGGAGCATGCCTGGCTGAAAGGGCTGGAGCATGTGCTGCTGTACGATCAGGTGCGGGCCGAGGATGAGCGCGTGGGGCTGGATATCGCCCTCACCGTGACCGAGCTGGAATGGGATTTCATCAGAAAGAAGATCACGGCGGTGAAACTCAGCACCACCATCGACCATGGTCTGCAGACCGTGGCTGGGTACAACATTGGGAACAACACCATCGGCAGCGAGAAGCTGACCGAGGCGGCGATCACCGAGATCGCTGGACTGCTGACGTAAGGGGTGAGGCGCATGGCGCAGTTTGGACAGATGGAACGGGTGGAGCTGACGAGCGGCGCGGCTCCCGTGGTGCAGCTGAAATGGCTGGCCCAAAACAATAACAAGGCCCACCGCATCGGGGCTATCGTCACCCAGGGCGGCGAACCGTTGCCCCTGGGCGGCAATTGTAGCGGCACGGCCATCCTGGCGGACGGCAGCACCGTCCCGCTGACCGGCGCGGTGAGCGGGAACCAGGCCTATGTAGAGCTGAACAGCACCTGCTACACCGTGGAGGGCACGATCATCGTATCGGTCACGTGGATCAGCGGGCAGCTGCAGACCACCCTCCTTTGGGCAGTCGGAACGGTGAAGATTACCAACACCGGCACCGTGATCCAGCCTGGGGACCCGATCCCGAATCTGGAGCAGCTTATGGCCCAGATCACAGCCATGCAGGAAGCCACCGCTGCTGCCAATGCGGCGGCGACAAAATCAGTGCGGTATGATACCTCGCAATCTCTGACCGGAGCCCAGAAGGCTCAGGCACGGCAGAACATCCAGGCTGCCCAGGTTACAGCCGTTGATTTCGGCGGCAGTGATTCGGGTTTTTATATTGAGTATTAAGGAGGGAATTTTATGGCCCTTGTGAATGGCAGTGATTACGACCACATTGATCTTCATTCCGTTGCTGGCGGCGATGTAACCCGGCACATGCTCAAGGACGCCCAGGCGCGGCAGGACGTTACAGGCTTAAAGAGCGCCATCAAAAACACCAACGCGGTATACAGGGCGGGGCTGGCGCAGACAGTTGGTGGGACTACGTTCGATCAAGGCGAGTTAAGCGTGCAAAGCGCCTCTACAATCAGCACCAGCACCGCTATACGTTCGCACAACACGATCAATAGTTCGTATATTGGTGTTAAAGCACCGGACGGGATCGAGTTTTCTGTTTTTGCCTTTGATGCCAGCAACAATTATGTAGGCCGTTATACAACAAACGATGGTTTCAGCAAATCTGTAGATAGCGCAATAACCACCGCCTGGTTCAACGATCTGGTTTTCGGAGAACTGACGAGAGAAGCGTATGCGTATAAAATAGTAGCGCGGTATGCAAACGGCGGGGATATTCTCCCTTCCGCAGCAGCCGATTTTGTGTACTATTCGCACACCGACAAAACGCTCTCACAGCCGAATAAATCGGCCGATGCCGATGCCGTAGGCCAGATAATAAACACAATGGCCGACACGGTTGATGTGCTGAGCGGTGAAAAAAATCTTGTGTCCTCTGCTAATGAATTTACGGACACAACCCTGTACACAATGGATGGGGGAACAGCGACAAATTCCTCATATAGGGCAACCGACTATATCGAGTGCGATTTGTTTTCATTCCTCAAATATAAGCTATGCGGGACAACATCAATAAGCCCGGCAATGGCAATCATTGCGTTTTTTACCAGCGGGAAAAGTTTTATTACGGCGGTTCCCGCGGTGCTGAATAATAGCATTGTCGAATCCGCAGTCCCCGTCCCCTCAACAGCTAAATATTTTAAGGCGGCATACCTAATATCTTCCAGCAATGCCCCGTATGTTATCGGCGTGTACAAGGATAATTCCATAGGCCAGTTAGCCGAAGACGTTGTACAAATCGCAGCGCAGATTACTGCGGTAGACTTTGAGGCTGTTTTTGACGATCCTGTGTGTTACCTGAATAATGGGGATATAACCTCCGGTGGGAATAGTTCGGCCAAAAGGCGTATGTCGCGCAGGATTGATTGCGCAGGATTTGACGAAATAGCTTATCAGCTCGTTGGCATTAGTTCGCAGCGCATGCTCGTTTTCTGGGACACGGATTTATCGGCAATTTCGTATATCAGCGGCTCAGGAACAAACGCCTGGATTGAAGGCACCGCATCCGTCCCGGCGGGGGCAAAATATGTATCGGGCGCTTGGCTGTCATCCGCGACGGCTAAAACTCCGTATATCCGTGGAGTGCGCTACGACGCGGTTAAAACCGATTTAAGCAATCAAGGGTTGATTACCGGAGCAACAGTGCCGACAGCCGGGATTGCGCAAATTATCAATGCTGGCATGACGCTGGCAGAGTTCAGAGACGCATTTAATGCCGGGCTGGACGATTACGCCATGCTTTGCAAAATAGACAGAATCAGTTTCCGTTCGCTGACGACATCGGATAATACGTGGGATAAAGTATACGCGAAAATCAATAAAAACTTCAGACGGGAGGTTTATATTCCCGGCATTACCCATAAATGCATTTGCGATAGAATCAATTATGCGTTTACGGTGCCAATCTGGCAGTTTATGGACGCCAAGCTGAATACGGGAGCCGCAAGAGATTTTAGCCTCAAATTCCCGAATCGCAGCGGGGAGCCAAGTTTGATAGTTTCAGAGGATGGCGGCACGCTGTACTGTTATAGCATTTACTCCGCTACAAGGTATGCAACGACAGACGGCATCCTTTGGGATAACGGAACCGCTTTGACATTTGATTCGGTATTCAGGCCGGAGCACGGGAATGTTAATTTGATTGAGGGTGTCTATTATTTAATTGCTCCGGATAACAACGCAAACAGCGCAGGCCGCAATCTGAGGCTGTGGACATCCACAGACGGGATTAACTTCACCTATCAGGGAATCCCCATTGCAACGGGGCACGATTTCGGGAATGGCGTGGGGGTTACAATTTGGGGTAATTCGTATTTGATCAAGGATGGCGGCACATTCTACTTCTACATCGAAGCTTATCACAACACAACGTTCTGGCAGATTTACCTCGTTACCTGTACAGATATCCTATACGATAATGGGGATGGGACGATAGGGAATTGGGTAAACAACGCCATGAATCCTGTGCTGGGCGGTGATCCTTTCCCCGAATCATCAAACACGGATGCGGCAGGAAACCCTGATTTTTACAAAGGCCCTGATAATAGGCCGCTCCGCATAGACGGGAAATGGATGATGCTTTACCACGTTACCCACAACGGCGCATCGTATATTTTCCGTGCGTATTCCGAAGATTTGAGGACGTGGACGATTGAAAACAAACTGATCAACAACCGTGATGTGCCGACTGCAGGAGAAGCAAGCGCCGGAAACGCTGACCATGCAATCATTGGCTTTAAGGGCCGGACGTATCTATTTTATACTTGGGACATCAATTCGGTGAATACACCCTACATCAAATACCTTATTGATGACAGACCAATTTTGGAAATGATGAGGGTAATGGCGTAAAGGACGCTTTAAGTCTGTAAAGGAGGGCACATGCAGAACGCTGAACAGGTACAAACCCTTTTGGAGGATTGCCAGGCCCGGGGTCTGAGCAAGGCGACGACTATTGAGCAGATCGCCGCGGCCTGCCTGGGTTGGCCCTATGTATTCGGGGCGCTGGGGGAAATCTGCACGCCCAAGAACCGGGACCGGCGCTCCAGCAGCGCCTATCCCAGCATTGTGAACCGCTGCCAGGTGCTGAATGGCAGCAAGAAAACCTGCGAGGGCTGCCAGTGGGGCATCGGCGTGCGCATGTTCGATTGCCGGGGCTTCACTTATTGGGTGCTGCAGCAGGTAGGCATCACGATCAGCACGGTGGGCGCGACTACGCAATGGAACACCACCAAGGACTGGGCCGTGCGCGGGGAGATCAAGAACATGCCGCCCGCCGGGGTGTGCTGCGTGTTCAAGTACAAGGATGGGAAAATGAGCCATACCGGGTTATGCCTGGGCCACGGCAACATCATCCACTGCTCCACCACCGTTAAACGCGGCAAGACCACCGACAGCGGGTGGACGCACTTCGCCATCCCAAAGGGCCTGTACACCGACGAGGAACTGGCAGCCCTGCAGGATGCCCTGCCGATCCACCCCACCCTCCGCGAGGGCAGCGTGGGCGAAAGCGTGCGGCAGATGCAGGTGCTTTTAATCGCTGCGGGCTTCCCCTGCGGCAAGGCGGGCGCTGATGGCATTTTCGGGGCCGGAACCCTGGCAGCGGTGAAATCCTTCCAGGCTGCGCACGGACTGACGGTGGACGGCATCGTAGGCCGCGCCACATGGGCGGCGCTGGATAAGGTGCCTGACGAAAAGCCGGACACCTGGACCGTGCACATTCCTGGTTTGGATAAGGCAACGGCGGAGGCTTTCGCCGTTGCCTATGATGGAGCATACGTTACGAAAGGAGGGGAGTGATCATGCCTGAGAATCCTTACATGGAGCTGGCGCTGATCCCGGGAACCTACGATTACTATGCAAACAGGGAACTCACCACCAATTGCCAGAGCCGGATCGTTTTCGTGCTCTCCCAGAGCCAACTGGCTGAACTTCCTGATTACGCTCCAGGTACCATCGCAGCCACATTCGGGTTTTCGGAGATTTGGCAGAAAACACCGGCTGGCGCGTGGATCGAAGTGGGATGAGAGGGGGGAATTCCAATGGACATCAAAGACATTTTGAGCGCCATAGCGGTGCTGATCTCCCTGGGGGCGCTGCTGCTGAGCACCCGCAAGGAATCCAGGCAGGACGCGGCGGGAACCGCCCGCCTGGAAGCGAAATTGGACAGCATATCCTCTGGTGTGGAGGATATTCGCGTGGAAACCAGAACCATGCGCAGCCGCGTGGACGGCCTGGCTGAACGCCTGAGCGCCGTGGAGCGGGACTGCAGGAACGCTCACCACCGGCTGGATCAATTGCAAGCACACCCGCCCGATTAACAGGGCGGGCGTTTATATGAAAGGAGCGAGGATACAATGAACAACTGGAAAGAATGGGCCAAGGCGGCGCTGATCCGCGCCGTGCGCACCTTCGCCGAGGCCATGCTGGCCTACATCGGCACCGGCGCTTTGGTGCTGGGGGACGTGAACTGGCTGGCTGCGCTGTCTGCTGGCGCTTTCGGAGCCATTACGGCGGTGCTACTTGCGCTGGCCGGTCTGCCCGAAGTGGACGTGAAATGAGGCCTTTTGCGTCCACTTTTGCGTCCACTTACCTCTAAAGAATCTGCGTCCACTCTGTAATTCTTGAAACAAATAGCCCCGGAAGCCTTGATTTTCTTGGCTTCCGGGGCTTTTTGCGTTGGTGGGATTAGTAGGGCTCGAACCTATGACCTCCACGATGTCAATTTTGACGCGATGTTTTGAAAATCTTTTGAAAATTCCCGGAAACCGTTATTTCATGCGGGGTTCCGGGCTTTTTTGTTTTTCTGGAATTTGCTGATTTTAGCCCGAAATAGCGGAAATTTCCGCGTCTGTGAGTCCACTTTTGCGTCCACTTGCGGCCATTTGAAAATCTGCGTCCAGGGCATCAGCGACGGACTCCTGCAGGCCGGGCATGAGGTAACCGTACAGGTCCATGGTCATCTTGATGGAGCTGTGCCCCAGGCGCTCCTGGATCACTTTGGGCTGGACGCCCATCCTGATCAGCATGGCGGCGTGGGTATGGCGCAGATCGTGATAGGTGGCCTGGGGCATGGGCGGGCGGCTTGTGCCCTGGCGGGTGGCGTTCACGCGGTCGATCAGGCGGCGCACGGCTTGAGGGTAACTGTCCAGGCGGTAAGGCTGCCCGGACGGGGCGGTGCAGACGCGCTCGGCGGGCTTGGCTGCCAGGCGCAGTTCATCCATCACGAAGCGCGGGAGGGACACCGTGCGGGCGCTGGTGGATGTTTTCGGGGCCTTGAGCACCTCAGCGCCGGAGCTGGTGCGCGTGATCGCCTGGCGGATCGTGACCGTGCGGCGCTTGAAATCGACGTCCTGCCAGCGGAGGGCGGCGGCTTCTTCCCGGCGCAGGCCGCCGTAGAGGGCCAGGAGGAGGGGAATCCTGAACGGGTTATGCTCAGAAGCCTTGACCAGATCGGCGATGTCATCCTCCGAAAGGATGCGCTGCTGGCGTTTCTCCGTTTTGGGGAGCTTGGCACCTGCCAGAGGATTGATGGGGATCAGCTGGCGCTGGGCGGCCCAGGCGAGGGCCATGCGCAGGCTTTCGGTGTGGGCTATGGCAGTTCTAAGAGCGATGGGACGCCCACCGCCAGCGCCGTTCTGGAGGGCCAGAATGAGGGCCGACAAGGTAGCCTGGGTGCAGCGCCGGACGGGAAGGGTGTAAACGTCCAGGCGGGAGAGGCGGTCGATGCCGTCAGAGTACTTGGCGCGGGTGGTGGCTCCCAGGTGGGCGCAGTGCTCCGAGAACCAGCGCTCCATGATCTGGCCGCAGGTCTGGCGGTCGCCGTTGACATCGATCCCGGCGTTGGACTTGGCTTCCAGCGTTTTCGCGGCTGCCATGGCATCCTCTTTGGAGAGGAAGCCGGAAACGCGCTTTTCCTTCACAGCGCCGAGTTCGTCGGTATAACGGTACCGGACGCACCAGCGGTTGCCGCGTTTGGATATGAAGGCCATGGGATCACCTCCGAGACAAGAAATCTTCGCATGCATCGATAAAAGGACCAGACTGGGGATTCGGGTGATTCTTCAGACAGTAAAAGACTTCTCTTTCTTCTCCGTGTGAAATGTATTTCTGCCCATAGCAGTATTTGCAGTCATCGCAATACAAACAGCCGTCCTCCGCATGATCCGGGGGCTGCATAAATGGAGAAGCGTTGTACCTGGCATCGAGCGCTTCCCGGGCGAGCTGCGTTTCCCGGTGCTTCCTCACGGCGTGGGCAATGATCAGCAGGACGATCCCAACAGCGCCGCCGATAATTGTGGCGGAAACGTCCACCGCCACCACGCCGAGAAGAATCAAAACGATCAGAATAACAAGGATAATCAATTCTGTCCCTCCTCAAAATCCAAGAATGCGATTTTGCCCTGTTTGGTCACGCGAGGTTTTCTTCCTCTTTGGCCCGCGGATGGGCCAGGAGCATTTCCAAGGCATATCTTTGGGCGGTATCTTCGGCGGCGCGGTAGGCCGTCAAAAGCTCCAGTTCCTCCTGAGTGAGGTTCTGGTGGTTCAGCTTTTTGTCAACGTCGAATCCCATCAACCAAGGAACGGAAACATTGAAGTAAAGGGAGAGGGCATAAACGATTGGCGTGCGCGGGCTGTTTTGGCCTGTGATCCACGCGCTGAGTGTCTGTTTGGAAATGCCAAAATCCGCGGCGATGGCGGTCTGGGTGCGGCCGCTGCTTTCCACCAGCTCTGCGATTCTTTCCCGGAATGTGCTAACTTTTTCACCTGTCATGGGATCACCTCCTACTTACTATTATAAACAAAAAATAGACAAAATCAATATTTTTTCAAAATAACGTCCATTTAATGGTTGACATGAACAAAAAACAGTGGTACTATAAGCGTGTCCATTTGATGGACACAGTAAAAAACGGAGGGAGGCATCAGGATGGAGTACGAGACCAACGAGCTGCGCGGGGAGATCGTCGCCAAGTTCGGAAGCATGGAAAAGTGCGGAAAGGCTATTGGCTGGAGCGGTAGGAAAATTCGCGACGTCGTTACTGGCCGTCAGAGCATGACCGCAGGAGATATTGAACAGCTTTCTTCTGCGCTGTCTGTGAAGACGGTCGAGCGCTTCATGAAACTTTTTTTCCCGAATCTGTCCATTTAATGGACGCCTACAGCGATTACAAGGAGGACATTATGAGCAAGGTAGCATTTCCGACAAAGAGCCCCATTGAGTACCGGACGGAGATTCATTGCCGGTTCAGCGTGGCGACGATGAAGCGCCTGGCTGAGATCGCCGAGGCCACCGGGAACCACCTGAACCGGACGGTGGCGGTGCTGGTGGACACGATTCTGCCGTATGTGCAGATCGAGGAAGTGACCGCGCCGGTGAAACAGGTTTTCATTCAGACGCCGGACGGCGTGACCATGAAGAAGAAGGAGGCGGGCGAGGATGGCTAAGATTTGGCAGCCAGGCCAGAAGAAAGAGACCGAGCAAGAGAAAGCCGTGCGGATGCAGCACAACGCCCAAATGCTGGCCCTGCCCTATGAGGCCAAGGTGTCCCTGGCAGAGAGCCGCGTCCGTGACTGGCAGACCACCTGCGGTCAGTTCGGGAAGAACTACGCCGTGAGCGTGGGGGGGCTTGACAGCATCACGCTGCTGGCGTTCTGCCGGGATGTGCTGGGCGACTGCGACGGGATCAGCGTTTCCGTATTGGAGGACAAGAGCATCCAGGCCGTGCACAAGGAAATGGGCGTGATCCCCATTAAGCCGCTGAAAAGCAAGGTCCAAGTGTTGAAAGAATACGGCTACCCCATTATCAGCAAGCAGACCAGCGCGAAAATCAGCCGATTGCAGACGCCGGGCGACACCAGCCCCATCATCAAGGCGTACATGACCGGGGAGGAAGGAGCCTGGGGAAAATACAAAACCAATCCACGCTTCAAAATCCCGGACAAGTGGGTGCGGCTGTTCGGCGGGCTGTACAAGGACTTCCGTCCAGACCTGGACTGCCAGACAGCCCCGTTCAAGGTGAGCGATCAGTGCTGTTTTTGGCTCAAGGAAGAACCTGCCCGGCGGTATCAGGAGGAACACAATATCTGGCCGTTCCTGGGCCTGATGCAGAGCGAGGGCGGGCGGCGGCAGTATTCCCTTCGGATGCACGGCTGCAATTATGTGGGCGAAACCACGGCAAGAAGCTGCCCGTTCAACTTTTTCAGCAGGCAAGACCTGCTGCAATTGGCGCTTGACCTGCATGTACACGTGCCGGAAATCTACGGGGAAATTGTGCGGGACGATGACGGGACGCTGAGGACTACCAAAGCTCAGCGGACCGGGTGCAGTATGTGCGGGTACGGCATCCACCTTGACAAGCGGCCGCACCACTTCGACCTGCTGTATCAGAGAAACCCGGACGAGTGGCGCTTTTGGATGTACGACCAGGGCTGGGGTGAAGTGTTGGACTACATCGGCGTGGGATGGAGACAGGAGGAGCTGCAATGAAAGAACCAGAGTACCTCTCCCCCAAGGACGCGGCACCCATTCTGGGGCTGAGCGTGGCGACGATCACGCGGTGCGTGAAGAACGGAGCGCCGGTGCACCGCTGGGGCAGCACCGGGCGGCGATACCGGATCGACGTGGACGAGTTCCGGCGCTGGATGGAACGGCAGAACCAGAAGGCGACACCCAGGCCGGTCCCGTTCGACGATGTGGACGAGCTGGCGCGGAGGCGCAGGGCTTCCGTGCGGGCGGTGTGAGGAGGGCTGAAACGTGACCGAAGAAGAACGCCGAGAAATGATGCGGAGTAACTGGGCCGCGCAGATGGCTTCGATGGGTTATGGCCCAGACGGCATGGCGCTTCCTCCAAGTGGCACCAAAACGAAAGACACGAAACCAGAATTGCTTAGCCTGGAAGATGTAAAAGCCCACGCGGGAAACGGACTTAAGGATGGATGCTTTTGGATTGAAACCCGATACGGGAGCCTTGCACCTGCGTTCCTTGACATCTGTGTTCAGGGTGAGCTACGGGTTTATAGTCCTTTCATGCATCCCGGATCGAACCCGGACAGCAATATGACGTGGTGGGGAGTTGAGTACTACGGGGCCTACTGGCGCGTTTGGGATAAACGGCCCACCGCTGATCAAACGGAGCGTGAAGCATGGCCGAAAATCTGAAGCCCTGCCCTTTCTGCGGAGGCCGGGCGCGATACGTTGACCTTGGTGTCCAGGACGAGTTCCACGACTGGGACGTGGAGTGCACAAAGTGCGGCGTGGTGATGATCTGCCCCTCCAAAGAAGAAGGCGGCACGACCACCCGAAAGGAAGCCAAGACCGCATGGAATAGGAGGGAGAAACCATGGAGCTGATCTTTGGAGCCTTGATCGCCCTGATCCTGGTGGTGCTGGCTGCCAGGCCTGAAATGCTGGGCGAAGACAACGAGCGCGTATGGGTGAACCATCTGGCTGACGAAAGCCGGAAGCGGAAGGCCCAGGGAGCGCGGAGGCCCTGCCGGTATGTGCAGGCTGGATGGAGGCCGGAGCACTAAGTTACGCCAAGTTTACAGTAAGTTTCAAGGAGGACACCGAAACATGAAGACATTAGAAGTTGATTTCCTGCTGTACGACCCGAACAGCCCGCAGGAGACGCGGGTGACGCTGCGGATTCCGGTGGTGCCGACCTACGCAAGGCAGTTGATGGACGCGCAGGCCAGCGGCGTCACCGTGACCGTGCAGACCGCGCTGTACAACCTGGCCGGGGCGCTGGGCTGGCTGAACGGCTGCCGGGGCATCCCGCTGCGGGTGCGGGAGGTGAAAGGATGATAGCGGACCTGACGCCGGACGGAGCGATCCGGATGGAGGGCGAGGCTGGAACATCGCTGTGGATCCGGCGCATGGTGGGCGCGAAGATGGGCAGGGACGGGGCCTGGAGGATCCCTGCCAGCCTGGACGCCTGCATAGAGCTTCGGAAGCACGGCGTAGAGTTCTCCGAGCAGCTGTCGGCTTGCGAGGCCAGGGCCGACAAGGTGCGTAGGTACATTGAGAGCGTGAAGCGATCCGAAACCGTGGAGCCGCTGAAGCCTGTACCCATCAAAGAGCCCTATCACCTGTACCAGCACCAGATCAAGGCATACAACATCGCCCTGGCCCTGCGCGGGGCTGCGCTGCTGATGGACATGGGCACCGGGAAAACGCTTTCCACCGTGGCGATCACGGGGCGGCGGTTCCTGGACGGACGCATTAAGCGGGTGCTGATCATTGCGCCCACCAGCGTGTGCGCGGTGTGGCCACAGGAGTACGCAAAGTTTGGAGATTTCCCTTCCCGGGTGGCGCTGCTGCTGGGCGACCATACACAGCGGGTGCGTCAGCTCAAATGGCTATGCGCTCCCGTGCCTACCGGGATGGAGGAACCGCTGCGCGTGGCGGTGATCAATTATGAATCAGCCTGGAGGCTGACGGACGGCAAAACCGACCACCTGCAGGAATACCGGGCAGACATGGTCGTTTGCGATGAAAGCCAGAGGATCAAGAGCCCCACAGCCAAGCAATCCAAGGCTGTGTGGAAGCTGGGCGATCTGGCAAGGTACCGGATGATTCTATCGGGCACACCCATCCAAAAGGATACCC